TTTCAAATAAATCTTTAACTAAAAAAGATTTTAAATCTGGTATAATATTAAAACCACTAGTACCAAGTCCCTTTTCAATTAGATCCATCGCCCCTTCTATATCAATCATAAAACGAGTCATTTGTTCTGAATATAAAGTTAATGGATATTTTTTATTAATGGAATCCCAAATTAATGGTATAATACTACCAGTAGAATTAATAACATTACCATATATCGCGGTAGATAAACGCACATTAGACTTTTCAGCATTAACTATGAATGACTCACCTGCTACAAATTTCATTGCGCCATATAATGTAGTTGCTGCTCTTGATTTATCCGAGGATACGAAACATGCCGCTTCAAAATTATTATCTTCTGCTGCTCTTCTTGAATTAATAGCACCATCTATAAGAACTTTAACAGATTCTTCAACATTCTGATCTACAGCTCCAATTTGTTTTAAAGAAGCAGCAAATATTCCTATATCATGTCCAAAAGCAGAACGGGTTAATAAATCATAATTACGAATATCTCCTATTACACATTTAACATTAGGAAATTCTTTTTTTAAGTAATAATGTTTTGCTTCATCTCTGGAGTAAACAGTGATTTTATTATTTTTATAATAGCGTTTAACTAAATTTTTACCTAGATATCCTGCTCCACCGGTAATAAATATTTTTTTTTCCTTTATCATAATGTATCGTAATAAGCATTTTGTTTTTCTTGTCTATCTATAGATTTTGGATGGTATAAAGATAACTGTTCAGTTGAAGGAATAGGAGCATATGTTTTAAACCCCTCTAAAACTTCGTGTACTTTATTTCTCCATTTAATTTCAGGTTTATTTTTCCATATACGCCATTGATAATCAGGATAATTTACCCACCCTTCATCATTAATTTTCCAACCCCATTTTTTAATATGTTCATCAGTTAACCCTTCTACTGTATTAACTCTGGGAACTAAATATACTTCATTATCAGGGTTATTACCCAATATTTCTGGAAGGTAACCTAATAATACTTCATGAGGTATTTCATCAGCATCTATTTGGAAAATATAATCTCCTGAACAATATTCTGTTAATTGGTTTTTCCAATTAGCAAAATGACCATCAAAATCAAATCCCCTCCATGTTTGTACATTAGGTAATTTATTAAATTTTAATAAATAATTTAATACCTCTGGGTCACCATTTTTATTATCATATAAGATAACTATTTCGTCTTTAGTCCTCTTTTTTTCTAATAAAAAAGGAATAAGTTTCTGTATTTCAAGAAACTCATTACATACTGTTATTGCATAACTTATTTTCATATTTACTCTGGTAATAACCCAATATACGAAAGAGCGTCCATAAAATCACGTTCTTTGAAATATTTTATAGTAGTCATATCTGCTCTATACTTTTCTCCTTTATATTTTTCTTGTTCTTCCTTTGGTATCTTAATGGCTTTTACGGCACCCCAATTCCAATTTTCTATATTCGTTCCTGAGGCAAATACCATTCCATTTTCTTTAACATTAACAATATTGGGTAGCCATATTAACTTAGTTTCAATATCAACCCATGCTAAATCTTTATAAATTTCAGGTAAAACACTTACTTGTTCTTCATAAAATTCAGAACCTTCTAACATTAAAGTATTAGTCCAAAAACCACAAGATAAACTATAATAATTAGTAATATCTTTATTTATTTCTGTTTTATAACATAAGTCACCTCCAGATCTGGGGCAATCTATTATTTCATCGAAATTCATATTAATTATAATTTTTTAAGTTTAGGTAAATCTAATTTAGGTAAATTTAATTCTATTTGTTGAGCTATTTCAGGTACTTTATTTTTATCATCTAGTATATTATGAATTAAAATATGCATTTTATCCCAACTAAAATTAGTTTTGACATATTGTTTTTGTTTTTTACCCTTTATAGAATATTCTTTATATTTTTTAAACATTCCCTTTAAAGAACTTTTTAAATCTTTAGGATCAACTTGAAACCATTTTGACTCAGCTGTTAACCAATTATTAACAGAAGAAGGATGAACATTTTCTAAATGACCTTTAAGTAAAGTAGTAAAACCCGTATTCAAAAAGTCTAAATGTCCTGACCAACCAGAAGCTATAATGGGTTTTCCTGTAGTACAAAATTCTAATAAGGGTCTACCAAATCCTTCCCCTTTAGTAGTTGAAACCATGGCTTTTACTTTAGAATGGTTATACAACTCATTCATTTCTTTATCAGTAAAATCACCATTTAAAAGATAGACATTAGGTAAATTTTTAGATTTTATACTACGTCTAATTTTAGCAATTTTATTTAAAATTTCTTCTCTACTTATGTAAGAAGAAGTTCCTACCGAGGCTTTTAAGATAAGAGCAGGTTTAGATCCCTTAATATCTTTAAAAGTTTCATAAAATTCTTTTACTAAAACACCTACATTCTTTCTATCATGCCCAAAGCTTCCTTGCATCCAATGTCCTACAAATAAATAACAAAATGATTCTTTAATATTAGATAAATCAATACTCTTAGTTGAATGTTTTAATGTTTTATAAGTATCTAAATTAACACCCTCAAATACAACTTCAATTGGTTTCTCTAATTTTAATACCCCAGATTTTTGGTTTGTTCTTTTATCAATCTTATCAAATGAAGCATTTTCAAATACTGTCTTTGCATGATTTGAAGAAACCCAATTTAAATTCATTCTATTTAACCCTTCAACCCATTCTGGTTTTGTTTGATCCGATTCTATACCTGCTGTTACTCCTATATTAAATTTACCCACAGGTTGGAATTCATTTGGTATAGTTATTTGCATCCAATAATCAACTGGGGTTTGTTGCCATTCTCTATTACCTAAGTAATTAAGTAAAAAGGTCCATTCAGGATGTTCTTTACAAAAACCCCATGAAGTATCTCCCCATCTTTGTGATAATAATTCAACTTGATATTTATCACTTTTTATAAGGGATTTAATAATGTCACGTGAACGTGCTCCATACCCACTATAGGTATCAAAAGGGGATGAAATTACAAATCTTGGTTTATTCATTAATATATTATTTTATGGGTTAAAAAATTTCCTTTATATTCATTAGCATTAATTAATTCATATTTTTCTCTGGATTTAAAGGTATTAAATAATTCATCAAATGCCTCTATTACTCTATTTGATTGGTGGTCAGAGGTAAAACCTGCTTCATCACTTAAAGCCCATTCTCTACCTTTTAAACCTCTAACTTTACGTTCTTTACTACTTAGATTATATATTTCTTTAATTCTTTCACAAGCATCTTCCCATTTACATCTATCATCAAAAATATAAGGTGTTGAAGGTGAGCCTTGGATAGATCTACTTGAGGGGTAAACTGGGAATACCCATTCCCCATGCTTCTTATATGTACCTCTGTGGTTAGATGGTATATCAGAATCAGGTTTAAACCATTTACCATCATTATCTATAAATCTCATCTGATCTTGCATCCCTCCTGTAACATTTGCTATATAAGGTGTTCCTGCTAACATTGCTTCTGTAATAGTTAAACCCCAACCTTCATTTGAAGTTAATAAAATTTGAACATCCGCTATATTATATAAATAGTTTAGTTGTTTTTCTGAAAACTTATTTTCTAATATAATACAATTATCTAAATAATTTTCACCTAAAATATATTCTCTAACTTTATCTAAATCAGTACCTGCATCAGTAATAACTTCGGTTTTTAATATAAGTTTACATTTTTCAGCTTTTTCTTTGGGTAATGAATCTAAAAATGATCTAAAAGCTAATATAGTATCGGGGATTTGTTTTCTTCGAATATTTCTAGAATTAAATAAGACTACAAATTCGGGTTTATCACCTCTAAATAGTTCTTTTTTAAAATTCTTAAATTCGTCTGTTTCTTCAGTTAAAGGGAAGTAAATATTAGGGTCTTTACCATGAGGGATATATCTAAATATTTTATCTTTTTTACAGTCTTTTAATACTATTTTATTAATATTTACTGTTTGTTTTGAAATACCCATTAGTAAATCACAAGCCTCATAATATGGTTTATTGTACATTGGGGCAGGATAATCATCCCAAATATTTAAATAGGCAATAGGAATTTTTTTACGAATTTCCTGTTCCATATTGAATATGTAAGTAAAATATCTAGGGTCTGTAAATAACATAATAGCATCTGGGTTCTCTATGCTAATTATTTCCCTTAATATTCTTGAATCACCATAACCATCAGTTGGGTATAACATTACAGATGAATCCTCTATATTTACTTCATCATTAGTACTTGAGGATAAATCTAACCTTTTACCTTTTTCTGGGTGTTTTATAGCACCAGCCATTTGGACCCAATTAAAATGGTGAGCAGTACCACATACTATTTCCTTTGCTACTGTTGCTACTCCTGAATGTACTCTAATATCATCACAAATTAATAATATTTTTTTTCTTTTATCCTTAGGGATATGTTTAAAATCTTTATTCATAAAATTATAATTCGATATTTATTTGATTGGTTATTTGTTTACGGAAATCTTCATTTGTAAGGTACAAAAACAAAGCACGGTCTGCAAGTTTTTGGAATGAAAATTTACGTTTTACACATTCAATCTTAAAATTTTCGAATAAATCACTTTGAACTTTAACACTAGTTAGTGTCATCTTTTTTGAATTACTCATAGTCTTTATTTATTAAAACATTATTTATTATATATACGTATGTGTGAACCTACGAAAAATGTTGTTTGGCTCCACATAACTCTTTTTCTTCTCCATAAGGACAAAAGTTACAATTCCATTTAGAAGGTGATTTTGGATAATCAGCTTCTTTTATTTTTCCACTTGAATTGAAACATTCATTAATAAAATCATTAATAGCATTTTTTGCTCTTGATAGTTTAATTTTACCACTTGGTGGGGTAAATTGTTGTACTCTATAAGCTTGGTAGGGTGACATAAGCTTTTCATCATCAGGATCTAATACTTTCCTTTTAAGAATAAAAAACTCAATCTCAATTTTATCTAAAGGTATTCCATATTGTTCTGAAAAATATTGTTTATATAGTAATAATTGAAATTGTTTATTTTCATCTTTTTTGGCATAATCATTCCAACCACCAGTACTTGTTTTTATATCGATTATTTTGAATGTCTCTGTTGCTTCATGATATGTTACAACATCAAGATACCCCATGTATAACACGTTATTTAACATTTTATTTGGTGCTACTACAATAGGTATTTCACAACCTACTAAATATGTATCCTTTTTACTAAAATATTTACTACGTTTTTTCTTGAACCATTCTAAAATAGCAACCCCATCTTCAAAAAACTCTCTCATTTCAACCGCATCCGAAAAATGAGAATCATTATTTTTTTTATATTGTACTTCATATTCACTTATATATCTACTTTGAAAATCTTCTTTTAGATCTATTTCTCTATCTGCGGCAGCAAAGGATTTTTCATAAGCATAATCTAAATAATATTGCATTGATTCATGCATAGCTGTTCCAAATACAGTATGAATTGAAGATGTAAATCTTTTAATTTTATCTTTATACTGAAGTTTCCATCTATGAGGACATCCTCTAAATATAGACATCTGGGAATAGGATATATTCTTTTGATATGCATAATTAATAGGAGGGGGAGGATTATTTCT